TTATTTATAGAGAATTTAATATGGTTTATTCTCGGGCAGGTGCCAGAACTGGTATTAGAATTTATTAGTAAGTGGTATTATGAGGAAAAACTGTGTATAGCACTCAATCAATTTATAATAATCCAGTTGCTCTAGCAGTTTCTGATGTAGATTCTCCTAATTCTGCCTATCAGCGTATGCTTGCCCATTGGGGGTTAATAGAAGATTTAAACGAAGGAACTTTTTCAATAAGATCACAGCATAGAAAATATCTTTTTCAAGAGCCGCGTGAGACTGATGATTCCTATGATGCTCGATTATCTCGGAGTGTTTGCCCGCCCTACTACCAACGATTGGAAAGAATGTTAGCTGGTATGCTAACTAGAAAACCAATTAGATTAGATGATATTTCTGATTTAGTTAGACTTCAATTATTTGATGTTGATTTAGAAGGCAATGATTTAAATGTTTGGCTTTATAACACTACAAGAATTGCTATTAGATATGGACATGTTGGAATTCTAGTAGATGCACCGAAAGAAGGAAATAAAACTAGGCCTTACTGGGTAACATATACTCCGCGTGACATTTTAGGCTGGAGAACTGAAATTATAGATGGCGCAAGGCAACTGACACAACTAAGATTATTAGAAAAAGTAATAGAACCTAAAGGAAAATATGGTGAACAGGTAATACAACAGGTTAGAGTTTTAGAGCCTGGTCGATATGAAATTCATAGAAAAAATAAAAAAAGTGAATATTCTTTATTTGATGAAGGAACTACATCTTTAGATAAAATACCTTTTTCTGTTGCTTATGCTAATAGAACTGGTTTATTTGAATCACGCCCACCTTTAGCAGATATAGCAGAATTAAATTTAAAAGCATATCAAATTCAATCAGATTTAGATAATCAGCTACATATTTCATCTGTACCTATGCTTGCATTTTTTGGTTTTCCTGCAAGTGCAGAAGAAGTTTCTGCGGGACCTGGAGAAGCTCTATCTTTACCTAGTGAATCAGATGCTAAATATATAGAACCTACAGGTAATAGTTATAGTAGTCAGTTTGAAAGATTAAATCAGTTAGAAAAACAGATTAATGAACTTGGATTAGCAGCTGTTCTAGGTCAAAAATTATCTGCAGAAACAGCAGAATCTAAAAAAATTGATCGGAGTCAAGGCGATAGTACAATGCAGGTTATAGCTCAACAAATGCAGGATTTAATAGATAATTGTTTAAAATTTCATTCTGAATATTTAAATGAAAGTTCTTCTGGTAACTGTTTTGTTAATAGAGACTTCTTAGCTGCTAGATTGGAACCTCAAGAAATACAGGCTCTACTTGCTCTTTATACTGCTGGAACTATAAGCCAGAAAACATTATTAGATCAATTATCAGAAAATGAAGTACTCGGAGATGACTTTAATGTTGAAGAAGAGTTAGAAAGCACGCAGAATGGCGGATTAATAGATATGGAACCAGTAGAGGAAGATAATTAATGTGTCTATTCCTGAGGTATTTTTTAGAGAAACAATTGATTTAAATAGATTTAGTAACAAAGTTGCTAAAGAATATGCGATTACCTATAACAAAATAATAATTTCTGCAGCAAAACAGCTTAAACAGATAAATATTGCCCAGGCAAAAGCAGGCGAAGCAGTAATTGTAGCTCCACAGACAAGAAAAAGACTAAGAGCAATAATAAAACAGGCAAAAGATAGTCTTAATACCTGGTCAAAAGCATCTGCAAAAGATTTTAAAGGTCAATTGCAAGGTGTAGCCTTACTTCAGCGTGATTTTATTGTAGATGAACTTAAAAAAGTTACTGCTTCAGGTAATATTCCAATAAATAGTGTTGCTATTAGTCCAAAATATGCTGAATCAGTAATTTATACAGATCCTACGCAAGTTAATATTTTTACCAGTTCTAAGTTTACTGAAGATGATTTTATAAATTTTGGTTCAGGTAAATTCGAATTAACTGCTAGACAAGGTGCTGCAATTACTTTACCTAACGGAGATACTATAGAAAAAGCATTTAGAGGAATAGCAGTAGGTCAACAGCAGAAACTAGCTTTAGCAATAAGGTCTGGAGTTTTTTCTGGTCAAACTACTCAACAGATAGCAAGAAGATTAGTAGGAAAATTAGAATTTGAATCTGCTCGTAGCATGGGTAAGCAAACAGTAAAACGCTTAGCTAGTCGTGGCGGTGAAAGTATTAAATTAGCAAACTATCAGGTTCAGACTATAGTTAGAACTTCAGTTAATCAGGTTAGAAACGAAGCTAGTCAGGCTGTTTACGCTGCTAATAAAAAAGTAGCTCCTAGATATGAATATGTAGCTACATTAGATTCGAGAACAAGTCCTATCTGTCAAAGATTAGATGGTAGAGAGTTTGCATATAACAAAGGACCAACACCACCGCAACATTTTAATTGTAGATCTACAACAGTTCCAGTAGTTGATTTTGATGGATTGCAAAAAGATTATCCTGGACTAGAAAAACCACCTGAAACTTTCTTAGATACCCGACCAAGTATTACAGGCAGAGTTCCTCAGAATCAGGCTTATGGTGATTGGCTTTTAAATCAAGATGAAGAATTACAGATTAAAACACTTGGAAGTTTAGACCGCGTACGTTTTTTTAGACGATTAGCTAGAAAAAAAGGCAGTACTGGTCAAACTGCTATTAGACAACTTATTAGAAATGATGGAACTGAACTATCTTTAGAACAATTAGAAAAAAAATATGGAAAATTACGTAAACCTAGAGTTACTGCTGAATCTTTACTAAAAGAATTAAAAGATCTTCCACCTGTACCAAAAGAAAAACCATTTACTTCTATAGCTACTGGCGTTTTTGATACTAAAAAAGCTGCGGAATATACAGCTAAGTTTGGCGGTACTGAAAAAATGATTTCGGATTCACTAACTAGTTTAGAAAGTGTAGGTGGACTTACTGCTGCAAATAGTAAAAAAATGCGCGAATTTTTGAAAAAAACTAAACAAATTAATAATTTTGCTATGCGTGATGAAAGATGGAATAAAAACCAGATTGGAAGATATTCTAAAAAAGCTATTAAAGATCAGTTAAAAACTACAGAAAAAGCTTTTGATGTTTTCAAAACTGCTGCAGATAATAGAGAACAGGCAGATTATTTTTCTGTAGTAAAAGATTCTATAAAATTAGGCCAAGGTAAAAATTTTGAAAGAGTTATGAGAAATATGCTAAAACCTTGCGGTAAAGGTTATTCAGGCTATACAACTACTACAAGTTCAGTAGTAAATACAAAACTATATGAAGTTGCAAAGCCTTTAAATAAAACAGATATTAAAAAATTTATTAAACAGAAAAAAAGCATATTAAATCCTGAATTACGTGGAAATTCAACTAAATATGTTTTTAGAAATGTAGAAGTTCCTAGTACTACATCAATACATGACCGAGATGTTTCATGGTTTTCTACTATGGTTCATGAAATTGGTCATCAAGTACATTTCAAAGGGTCTGGTGCAGGCAGTTTTGCTAGTGTTGCAGAAGAATTTTTAGCTACAGGCGGAGGTATTCCATTTGTAAGTACTTATGCAAGAAAAAATAGATTTGAACAATTTGCTGAAGCTTTTACAATGTATATTTTTGATCCAGAAGGATTGCAATCAAAAGCACCTGCACTGTATAAATGGGTTGATGATAATTTAAATTCTGCATTAAAACTTTTATGAATTACGAAGAAGCAGTAGAACTAACAAATCGTTTTCCTCGAGATAGAACCGTTCCAGGCAAATTAGCTAAAGCTATAGAAGAAAGCACTGGTAAAGAAAAAGAATTATTAGGCGAATTAGTAGAAGGTTTAATTATTAGCTGTAAAAATTTTAGTGATTATGATCTTGTTTATAAATATTTTGAATAGTCTAATTTTGCTTTATGAGGCTTTCTTTTAAATAACCTACTAATACGCCATAAAACATATTTAAAGCCTTTATAGCGCTTTCTGGAAGCTATACAGGCAACAACTGCTTCTAATTCTACTAATCTACCTAAAACAGATGCTAAAAATACATCTTGTTTCATTTGATGTCTAACTAAATGGGTGCAATATCTTTTTATATTATCTATATCATCACTTTCCATAATATCTCTACAACGCATTTCTACAGATAGTTCTAGCTCTACAGGCGGTTCTTCTATTTCTATATTTAGAAATTTTTTAATCATTTAGCTGGAAAAAGCTGTTTTTCTAAAATATCTACAGCTCTATCATCAAGAGTATTTGTTGTTTGCTTACAGATAGCTCGTAAAAGATCTACAACTAGACGTTTAACTGTAGTTGTTGTAAGAAATGTTAGTAATATCGGCTTTAGAATTTTAATCATAATTTATGCTGTTACTTCCCAAAGATAACAATTTTTGCTAAGTTTGCCATTAGTACTAGATTCTTATGGAAGATCAGGAAGAAAAACAAGGTCCTGGAATAATAGGTAATGCAGTTCAGCTTGTTATTCTTGGTTGGAGTTTAGCTGTTATTTCTTGGTCTTACTTTAATCCAAATCCTACAAGACAAATTGATACTACTTTTGCTGCAGGTTTATTAAGTGCAGTCATGTCTAATTATGGTTTAAATGTCAAAAAGGCTACTGACAAAAAGAAAGTAAATGGTAATGTTAAAATAGTTGACAATTCAAAATCTAAAGTAGGAATAGAAAAAAAATGAAAAAATTTTTACCAATTCTTTTATTATTTTCGGCTCCTGTTTATGCTGATATGACCCATAGTATTTCTTCTAGTGTAAAGTTTGAATCGCTTTCAGCTGCTACTTCTGCAGATAAAATTGGTTCTAGCTATAGCATAAGCGGTAATAATGTAACTACTACAGATTCAAATTCAGCTGCTACTATCGGAGGTTTTGGTGATGCTACTAATGGAGTTCCATCTATAAGTTTTCCTAGCTCTGTAGTTCAATCTACTGCAGGAGAAGCATTTTCATTTTCTACTAGCTATTTAGAAGGTGATGCTACATCTGGTTCTGCTCCTACTGTAGGAACTGTTTCTAATTTTTCTGATCTAACTTCTACAAGCGCAGGAAGTGTCGGAACTGCAGCTGTTGCTTTGGATAATCACACAATGACGCTGACACCAGGAACTGGAACGGGTATTGTATTAACAGGTCAATTTGTAGTTGATTTAAAAATTGAATGAGGAGGTTAATTCTTCTTGGCTTTGTTATATCTACTCCTTGTTACGCTGTGCCAGTTATACCTAATTTTACGCAAGGAAGCTCCACAAGTCGAACAGAAACTACCACAAATATTACAGAGTCTATTCGAACAACAGAATATAATTCTGGGTACCTCTATTCGGTTACAGGGTCAGGAATACAGCACGACGGAAGCTCTATTACACCTGCAGCTACTTCAGTTAGTGAAACAATAAACGGTACTACTCATACATGGCAAGGTTTAAATTTAGATCAGAGACCAAACTGGACCCAAACAAATCAAGGCGACGCTTTCCAATTTACAGAAGTTTATCAGGCGCCTGGACTAAATTCAGTAACAGATATAACTCGGACTATTCAGAGTACAAGCGTAACAGACACAACTACAATATTTTCCCAGTAATAGCATTATTGTTTGGGAGTCCAGTTTTTGCTAATACCTCAAATACTGCGGCTCCTTCTGCTTCTGCTAGTGGATCGGTTTCTAATTTTGCTACTCAGGTTTTAGGCGGTCCTATGGTAGAAAATCAATATGGAAATAATATTAAATGTTCTGGACCTCAGATGACAGTAAGCCCATTTGTAACTACTAGTTTTAATCAGAAAAGACCGCAAGATTATATTTATCACACGCCTGTTTATGATAATACAGATGCTAATGATGATAATGTTCCAGATAATCCAGGCAATATTCTTTATTATCAAGAAAACTATAGTGGTAATAAAGATTCTTTAGGTTTAAATTTTGGTTTTGCTCTTACTTTTAATATTCCTTTAGATAATAGATTTCAAGATTCTTGTTTAGATGCAGCTAATACACAGATTCAATTACAAAAACAAAAATTATCTGCAGAGCGCCTCAACTATGAGCTCGCAAGATTAAAAAATTGCGGAGAATTAGCATTAAATGGAATTACTTTTCACCCTGATAGTCCCTTTGCTGCTTTATGCGCTGATATTGTTACTAGTTCTAAACCTGGTCAAGTATTACCTCATAACCATGAAATTAAAATTAATAAATAAACAACCGCTTGGGAGCCTAAACCCCTACGTTTAGGGACAGCAAACTTCAAACCTTTTACTGGTTTTAGTTGTTCAGTATTATTCTATTTTTTCTTTTTTATTTGTCAATTTTTTAAATATTTGTTTAATTAATGGTTTTATAACATTAAGCAATAATGGAGTACTGGCAGCAACTGTAGCAATAGCAGCAGTACTAATAAGCTGTGAAGTATTTGGTATGTATTGTTCGATAAACG